ATATCAATGTTATCATCAGGCTGTTCTGCAGGTACGTCCTGTGACTGTTGCCTCTTGGACTGGGCAGGCTTGCCGTTCCCGAGTATGGGCCTATTCTTGCACTCTTCGGCTCCTACCCTACCCTTAAACTCCTGCGAGAGGTTCTGCTTAATGTAGTGCGTGTCTCCATACTTCCCCACCTCCCTTGCTTTCCATGCCGTCAGATGCAAGTGGGCGGCCTTTGCCTTGAGATTTTCGTCCAGCTTCAGGAAGATGTCGTTATCTTCAATAGGGATAACCACGCAGTTCTTCGTTCCCGTCTTCCCTTTCAATGGAACCACGCAAGCGTTTTTAAACGCCAGCAGGTTAATGTTGATGTTAAGATTCTCTATATCCATAATCAAATTCTTTTATCAGTTATCAATACTCTAAAAAAGGCGGCGATAGTACCACCGCCCTTTTTCTTGCTACTAAGTGTTATACAAAAAGTTCCCGTTCTCTCATGAACTCCATCATACTCAGATTCTGCGGTAGAATGAAGTTCGTCTCAGCCGTTGTAGGCTTGTATAAGTCGGTTGCACAGTTATAGAACGACCATGCCGTTATGCGCCCTTCCTCCTTCTGTTTTACAAGCAAGGACTCCGTGAACTTGGAGAGCTGTGCCTGATTCAGTGGATATACATTGCCGCAACGTCTGATTGACTTTATCGAGGTGTCGTTTTGCACTCTGATTGTCATCAGCATGCCCAAGATAGTGTAAAGCTGTTCAGCCGTGAGAATGGAGTTTTTCATTCTCTCTATCGTAGCGTCATCCTCTATCACCAAATGTTCGGCATCCGTGAGCCAACCGCCCACCACTCGCATTATCCCAGCCAGATTCTCTCTCGGTGCGTTTGTTCTTGCCGCATAGTCCGACACGAATCGACCACTACCTAACATGCACTGGTTATGGCATATCTTCACGTTTCGCCCGAACCCGACCTGTATTCCCTTCTGCGTATAAGAAATGGCAAGGTTGGTAGTCAGTTCAGGCGTATCGAAGTTCTTTAGCCTAACGTTGGCATAGACACGGCGGAGTGTATGGGCTTCCACCGCCCTCTCTCCAAATCTGCTCTCCAGTTCGGGATAGAGAGATACTCCAGGAGTCTGTTTATCGCGGTTGTTCGTTGCAAACAAATCGTACACCTCTGCGTCATAGCCATGCTCGTTGCACATATCCAAAATCTGCTGTATAAGCATGAAATGGTAGATTCCGTGTGGGCAACTACGATCATCGCCCCGGTTCTCTTTGTTCGTACGCTTGAGTTGGTCAAGCGTCAGCACTTGCACTTTTTCCTTCTCGAAATCAAAGAACTGATTTGCGTTCCTTGCTTTCACTTCGGCCACAGCTTCCTGAGCTGGCATCACTTGGGGTTCTAACCCGAAATCTGTAATCTTCATAACTGTTGTACTTTAAATTGTTAGATAAATCGTTTAACTAAAAATCCATGTTGAAATGAATAACACTGCCATAGTGACTATGCAACTAATGGCGCCAATTATAATATCGTTCGTTTTCATATCCGTATCTTTCATTTTCAAGTTATTGTTCTGTTTAGTAAAATGTCATGACTTTGAAGCAAACTCTTCGCCGAGCTTCACCCATCCGAAGTCATCGCAGAAGTAATACTCTCCGTCTATCTCCACTACATCGGAAACCGAAAGTGAATGTCCTTTGAAACCTTCAACTCTTCTGTTGAATCTTACGAAGATGGCTTCAAGCATCGCGTTTACTTCGTCCTCATCTTCAGCGAAATCGTACTCGCCTTCGTAAACCTCTTCGTAGATGCTGAGCGACAGCTTGTCTTTCAGTCCCATACTCTCTATTCTTTCAAGGCGCGTATAAGCTAACCAGTGTGCTTCCTCGTTTGCCTCGCAATTAATCTGGTAAATTTTAAACTTTTTCATTGTTGTACCTTATTAAATATTAGTAATTATTAATTTCAACACCCTAAAATTAATATTAAATTTGTATATAAAAAAATATATCAAATAAAATCTGCCATAATTTAATATTTATTAAGCTTTAAATCTTAGTTTTGGCGATTTTATATTATTTTATCTCATTATTTCTTTATAAATTTGGCGACATGAAAGTACTTTGGGAAAGTAAGCAAAATGAGCAAGTGCAAGCAAAAGTAGCAAATGCTAACAAATGCTCGGTTTGTTAGCAAGTGTTAGCAAACAGTAGCAAAACAAGCTTGATAATGATAATGTAAATGATAATGATAATGATAATGATAATTATATTTGTTGTAATTATATTTATTTTTTTAACCCCTATAAATAGGGGTCTAGTCGACAAATTCTAAAAATCGGATAAAAAATTTAAAGGGAAATGACAAAAAACAGCGAAAAAAAGAGATTCTTTTTGGGAATTGGATGCAAAGTTTATGCAACTTCCGAAAGAAAAAGCAATGGGAAGTGGCTCGGGAAATCAGAAATCATACACCAAAACTCCGACAAAGTGGTGGTGGAAGTCGAAAGACGTTCCCTTGAAGAATCACTTGCCGATGCGCTGGCTTTCGCTTACGTCCATATAAGAGACAACTTTTTCAAGGAATGCGAACTGTTGAAAAATATCGCAACCGAAGTAGAAGAACTGCGTCAGCTCAAACTATTCTAAAACCAAAAAAATATGAAAAAAACAAACCGAAAAACTGGTGATACAAAATTTCCAAGCAGGGAATGGGTACGTAAAAGGCGAAATGACCTGCTTTTCCTCGCCTCTGAGGCGGAAAAGGCCGCGCGGAATATAATTATATTACTCGGGTATAAAATAACGCCCCAGAAACCGATTTTCACGGGTCGCAAAATTTACTTCGCTGACATCTTCATTAACGAACTTAACACGATCGTTGAAATTGACGGGGGATATCATCGGACGGGGAACCAGGAGCGGCTTGACCGCAACCGAAGCGCAGGCCTGTGGAGACTGGGATACCATGTAGTCCGTCTGACAAACAAAGATGCAAGGGACCCCGTCAAAATAAAAGCTAAGATTGATTACATCAAGGCAAAAACCAGAACTTCTTAAATTGTTCATACAAACGACGATAAGACTGAATAAGTTTGTTTTTTCTCCATTACATTTGTGTGATATTTATTTTCAAACATCGAAAAACAAAGATTTTATGACAATCAAAGAAAGAGTGCTTACTTCTGCGAAAACATCGTTTGCAAAGTATGGTTTCAAGAAAGATGAACTGAGTTCGTTGGTTGACATTATCTCCGCAAACCTCACTGACGAGAGCACAGACGAACAAATCAGTGCCGCAATCTCATCGGCAGAGGGTTACGCAAGAATGATGCAATCAGTTTACAACCGAGGCGTTAGCGAAACTACCGAGAAATTCAAGGGGTGGATTCCGAAGCCTGCCGAGCCGGAACCAAAACCGACTCCAACCGAGCCAAAGCCTAATGGGTCTCAGACAATATCATTGGATGATATTCAGAAGCTCATCAAGGAAGGTATTGAAAAAGGCTTACAGCCTTACAAGGAAGAGGCCGAGGCACGGAAGCTGAAAGGATTACTGCTCGGGCATGAAAAACTGAAAGGCATCCCTAAGATGTTTGCCGAGAGATACTCAATCAGCAAAGAGGAAGATTTGGATTCCGTAGCCGCAAAGATTGAAAGCGACTATACTGCACTGAAGCAGGAACTTGTAAAGGGCGGTCAGTTCGTACCAGCGCCACAGGCTCCATCTCCACAGCAGGAAACAGACGACTTCATCGAAGCGATGAAAGGCTTTGCCGAGAGGAACAAGTCTCAGAGCTGATGCAATAAGATGTTAAACTAACAAAAAACGAAAAGTTATGCCAAGCAAAAACGGTATGTTCTTACACAAGAACACAAACACAGAAATCAAAGAAGGTCTGTGGTGGGAGGAAACTTGCATCCGCAGACAGGGTGGCTATGACTTGGACACTACGGGTATTCCCGCAGGTATGCGCTGGTTGCCAAAAGGCACCGTGCTGAAGTTCAACGCCACCAATGGCAAGGCAGCTATGGTGAAGACCGCAAGGGTCTCTGCTGACGCAGCCGCCGAAGCCACTACCCTGAAGATTGTCGAGAATCCGGCAATCAAGGTTGGTGACAAGCTCGCTGGTTCAACCATTTCTGCTATCGTCACCGAAGATGGTATCTCTACCCTTACGGTAAGCGCTCTCTCTGCTGCTGTAAGCAAGGACGCTGTTGTTTCAGACTTCGACAGTGCAAATGACAAGCTCCTTGGCCTTGCCTACGAGACAACTGACCTGTTGGATAACGATTTCCCACAGGTTACTCCTACGCTCCAAGCGTTTGAGATCGAAGAGGACTCTCTTCCTTATCCAGTGAACGACGCTATCAAGACCGCACTCGGTCCTTTGCATCAGTTCAAAATCGGATAAGATATGAAATCTATGTTAAACTTTTAGCACAAACACCGAGAAATGGATACAATACTGAAAAGAATCCAAGAACCGAGAGCCTTCGATGCTTACATCAATGAGTATATGAAGACCTCAACCTACAAGGCATTGTGGAAAGACGAGATTACCCAGATTGACTATACCGCAGCCAAGGTATATCAGCAGACACTGGCAGAGTACAACGCTGCACTGGTCGGCTCAGTAATCTCAAAGAACGGCGAGAAGCCCGTTCACCAGATGCCTAACATTGGAGAACTGACG